CCAGCAGAGCAAAATGGCTTCTTTACACCTCGCACTAGGGTTAATTTATATGATACTAAACCAGCAGATATAGCCGAGCGAGTGAATTATATTAAATCTGATATGGCTAGACACTCAAAATATGCTAATAAGATTGCAGACACTATTAGTTGGAAGACATTACGTCCCCGATATATACAGGTACTAGAGAGTTTGTTAAACTCTTAACAGAGGTAAAATATGCCAAGCGGAATATACAATCACAAGCCACATACAGCAGAACACAAAGATAATATACGCAAAGCAATGTTGGGTAGAAAAATAACTTGGGCAGATAAAATATCAAAAGCACACACTGGTAAAATTAAGCCTTGGGCGGGGAACAACTTAAAAGAGTATAATAAGTTACCTAGAACTGATGAATTTAGACAAAGTGTAAGCAAACACATGAAAGGGAGAAAGCACACACTCGGTCTAAGATTTACAATAATACCAGATGAGCTAAAGGTTACACCCTTACAAAATTCCATACGCAGGTCAAAAACATATAGACTATGGCGAACGAGCATATTCGAGAGAGATAACTACACTTGTGTAATGTGTCGACAGAGAGGTGGAAACTTAAATGTAGACCACATCGAGCCTTTCGGAGTGATATTTTATCGACATAGGTTGAAGACACTACAAGGGGCGTATGATTGTGACGAACTATGGGATAAGAATAATGCAAGAACACTTTGTGAGAGTTGTCACAAAACCACAGAAACCTATGGCAAGAAAGTTAAGGCTAAAAAATGAAAATACTTTGTGTTGGACAAATAGAAGATAAAGACAAAGACTCAATAGCAACTCAAATAGAAAAGCAGACAGTCCAGCCTGATGTTATTAGATTACACCTAGACGAGACACCAGCCGAGGGTATCAACGAAAGGCGAAAGCGGATAGTTGAAAATCATACTTTTTTAACAGAGATAGTTAATGAAGAACAGCCCGATCTAGTATGGCAAGTTGAGGGTGATAGCTGGTTTGAACCAGATACTCTTGAGAGATTGCTAGCTCACCACAAAAAGATGTCTATGGAAAATGCCAATTTAGGCTATGTATCGGGAGTACAGGTTGGTAGACATGGGCTATACACTCTAGGGGCATGGCAGTTTGAGGAAGATGGTGGTTTTCATAGCTTAGATTTTAAAGCTAAAGGACTACAGAGTGTTGACGCCACAGGATTTTATTGCCTACTAGCCGAGACAGATGTATGGCTGAAAGGTACACCCCACTGGACAAATGAGCCTTATGGTCCAGATGTTAATTTTGGTTTGTCATTGAAAAATCAAGGCTTTGATATCTTTGCCGATCCCGAACTGCACATCGGTCATATCTATAAAAATGGTATAATTAAACCAACAAGTTTAAGCACCTGTAATGTCAGATTTTTTGAACGTAATAACAGATGGGAGTATGTAACCTACTCATGAAGATACATAATCCAGACAAACTACCAACAATACTAATCAAAGATGTTAAATTTACCCAAGAGAATTTAAAAGATTTGACAGAGGTCAATTACGATAAGCTCAAAAAAAGTATAGAAAAACATGGCTTTGCTTTTCCTCTAGCGGTTTGGACTGATAAAGATGATACAAAATGGGTAATTGATGGTCACCAAAGAATCAGAGTATTGAAGCAAGAGGGTTGGCTTGAGCCAGTACCTTATATTTCAATACCAGCCAAAACACTTCGAGAAGCTACTGAGCTATTACTTAAAATTACCTCTCAGTATGGCACTATTACACAAGAGGGATTAGACACCTATCTAGCTAAATATAAAATTGAAGATATTGTAATAGATGATATTGCTTTTGATAAGTTGCCTCTATTGGGCTACTACAAAGATGGTGAAATGGTGGACGACCCCCAAAAAGAATGGTCTGGTATGCCTGAGTTTGAACATAATGATATGAAACCGACCAAGCAAATTATAGTATCATTTGGCTCATGGCAAGATTATAACGCCTTTGGAGATTTAATCGATCAAACTTTGACTCAAGATACACGCTCTATCTGGTACCCGAAACTTGAAAAAGAAACCATGAAAGATAAAGAGTATGCCGAAGATCAAACCTAAGTATCCATTATACATTCCTAGTAAAAGTCGAGCCGACAGCCGATTAACTATCAAAGCTTTAGAAGAAATGGGAGTATCTTATAAGGTGGTAGTTGAAAAACAGCAATATGAAGATTATGCAAAAGTGGTTAATAAAAAGAATATTCTGGTATTGGATAAAAAATATCAAGATGACTATGATACGTTTGATAAGCTAGGCAACAAAAAGTCTAAAGGCCCAGGAGCAGCTAGAAATTTCATATGGGATCACTCAATAGATAGAGGCTTTGAACGTCATTGGGTAATGGACGATAACATTATGGGATTCTATAGATATAACAAGAATAGGATTATTAAAGCTACCACTGGTGGATTATTCAGAGCTATGGAAGATTTTGTTGATAGATATGTGAACATAGCTATGGCTGGACCAAACTATTTTATGTTTGTAGCTCGTAAGCAAAAGTACCCACCATTCTCAATGAATACTCGGATATATTCTTGTAATCTAATTAAGAATGATGTGCCTTATAGATGGCGTGGTCGATACAATGAAGACACTGATTTGAGTCTAAGAATGTTAAGAGATGGTTGGTGTACAGTACAGTTCTATGCTTTTCTACAGAACAAGATTAACACTCAAGTAGTCAAGGGCGGTAATACTGAAGCATTTTATGATAAAGAGGGGACGCTACCAAAATCTGAGATGCTAGTGAAGATGCACCCCGATGTAGCAAGACTGGCTTGGCGATTCGGTAGAGCCCATCATCATGTAGATTATAGGCCCTTTAAAAAGAATAAGCTGATTCGTAAAACAGGAGTTAAGATGGATAACAAAACAGATAATTATGGTATGAAACTAATAAGGATTATATAATGGATAAATTACCTAGTGATATTCAAATCATAAATGCTAAAGAGTTTAATGTTTTTGTAAGACCAGATACTACAGATGAGTTTATAGTTAAAGAGGTTTTGGAGAGTAATACCTATAGGAAACTTCACATACTGCCGACAGATGTAGTTATGGATTTTGGTATGAATATTGGCATGTTTACTATTCGAGCATTGAATCAGGGAGCGACAGTGTACGCCTATGAACCCGAACACGAAAATTTTATAATAGCCCAAGCTAATGTTGAAGCTAGCGGGCTAGATGCTAAAGCTCATTTATTCGAAGTAGCGGTAACTGGTGACAACAGAAAAGTACGAGAATTTTCCATAAATCTAAAACGTAACAAAGGGGCTCACTCCTTAGTAGCCAAGAGGGGTAGAGATACTATTAAGGTTAAAGCCGAGAACATAAATGATATCTTTGCAAAATATAAGCCGACTGTTATAAAAATGGATATAGAGGGTGGAGAATATGAGTGTATTAAGGCAATTAAGGATTATAGTGGTATTAGGGAGTTCATATTGGAATTTCATCATGCACATTTACTTGATGTTGACAGCCACAAAAAACACTTTGAGATATTAGATATATTAAGAAAAAACTTTAAGACAGTAGAGGCAAGGGAAAAGACCAAAAAAGCATGGGTCACGCTAGTCTATGCAAGTGTTGTATAATAAACAGTGGTTAACATAGAGAGAACTTAGAGCATGGCAAATGAACAGAACTTAATACCAGCAGTAAAAGGTGAACCAAGCCGAAACCCCAAAGGCAGACCAAAGGGGAGTTTCGATCGTGTAACTATAATTCGCAGAGTCTTAGATATGCCTCTTGATGATTTATTAGATGAAGACGAAAGACCAGCATGGCTCAAGAAGCAAAGAAAAAAGACAGTCTATGAAGCTATGAATATCCGTATGGCTTTATCTAGTATCAATGGCGATACCCAAGCCTATAATGCTTTGACTAAAGCTCTAGGAGATAAGATAGATGTGAATATAGACTATCCAGTGGCATTAGTTGAATTTATAGGTGATGATGATGACGAAGACGACAGTAAAGGTTAGAACACCGAAAGCTTTTAAAGAACTCTACACCCCATCATGGCGTTATCTTATTTACTATGGTGGGCGGTCAGGCGGTAAATCTCATGCTGTAGCTGATGCTTTATTAGTTAGGGGTCGTAAGAAAACATTACGAATTTTGTGTACTAGAGAAATCCAAAATACGATTCGTGATTCAGTCCATAAATTACTATCCGACAAAATAGACCTATATGATTTTCGTGACTACAAGGTACAACGAGATAGCATTGTTAATCAGGTAACTGGTACCGAGTTTTTATTTAAGGGCTTACGACAAAACATAACAGAGATAAAATCAACAGAGGGTATTGACATAGCTTGGATAGAGGAAGCCCAAAGTATAACCAAAGAAAGTCTAGATATTTTAATACCGACTGTGCGTAAAGAGGGTAGTCAAATTATTGCTACCTTTAACCGCTTCAATGAACTCGACCCAGTTTATGTCTACTTTGTACAAAACAAAAGACCTCATTCACATATCAAGAAAGTGAATTTTAATGTACTAGAAAAACTTGGACTATTACCTCAAACTGTTTTAGATGAGATTGATGTTGATAGAGATAGCCCAGCCTTATTCGCCCATAAGTGGTTAGGAGAGCCGATTAGCCAATCTGAACGGGCGATTATAGATAGAAATTCAATACTAGAAGCTATGCAACGTGAGATTGAAGATGATGGTCAAATCATAGTGGGTGTTGATGTAGCTCGTATGGGTGATGACAGAACAGTATTTTGGAAACGTAAAGGCTTAAAGACGATCGAACACAAGTCGTTGATTAAACAACGGACTACTCAAATCTGTGATAGCTTAGAGCAATTTGTTGACTTTGATAAATCTATTCAGATTAAAGTAGATGATACTGGTGTTGGTGGTGGTGTGACTGATGAAATGATAAAACGACAATACCAAGTAACTGCTATTAACTTTGGTGGTAAACCACATGATAAAGACAAATACCCTAACTGGATTAGTGAGGCGTGGTTTCACATGGGCGAGATTATTAAAGATATTCAATTACCTATGGATAGTGAATTACTTATGGAGTTATCTACTCGGAACTGGAAGCAAGATGTCAAAGGCAAGCGTGGGGTCGAATCAAAGAATGAATATAAAAAACGTGGCTTTAGAAGTCCTGATCTAGCTGATGCCTGTATCATCTGTTATAATGAGGGTAATCTGTTGACAATGGCGGACATAGCACTTTGATATGTATAGCATGGTGACTGATATCGTATAGGTCGGTTTACACAACGTTGCTTTGGGATAGCGGTCACCATATTGTGCATATTTAAAAAACTCATGGTATAATTTACAGCAGAGCCCCGTCTGAAAAACATAGAGGCCATAACTGAGATAAACTATGACACTAGGTCAGAGAATTAGTAAGGCATATAAAACATTGATCGGCTCAACACTTGGGCGATCATTCGGTACAGTAATGCGTAACTATGGTCAGCAAGCCAAGTTTGACCCACAGCGACAACTCCGAGGTATTACTTATAAGGCAATTGATAAAATAGGACAATCGGTATCTGTTTACGAGCCGATAGTTACAAGAAAATCTGGTGATGCTTTAGAACAACACCCAATTTATAACTTAATAGATAATCCAAACCCACGCCAAGATGCTACAGATTTTCAGCATCTATTTGCTATGTCAGAAGAAATATTTGGCGAGGTCTTTATTTATAAAGTGTTTGGTGAAAATAGTGGCAAGCTCAAAGAATTATGGCAACTCAACCCACAGCAAGTACAATTATGGTTTGATAATAATGAATTAGCTGGCTATGTATTACATAAATATAATGGTCAACAAATACCATTTACCTTAGATGAGATTTATCACGACAAACGACCTAACCCACTTAATGAATGGCGTGGACTAAGTGTATTAGAGCGTGCGTCAACCTATGTAGAAACTGAGATAGTATCTTCAGACTTTACAATGAACTATATTAAAAACTCAGCTAGCCCTAGCGGTATTGTTTCTCTGCCTGATATGGAAACAACTACCTTTAATGAATTTGTAGCTAAGTGGCGTGAGGGCTACGAGGGTCCAGAGAACGCTGGTAAGACTGCATTTATCAGAGGCGGTGAGGCTCAATTTAAGCCAGTTGGTTCTACACTTAAAGACATAGATCAAGAAGTAACACGCAAGATGGCTGAAGATGATGTGCTGTTAATGTTTGAAGTACCAAAGCCTTTACTTGGTAAGTCTGGTGAAAAAGGTATGGGTAGAGCAGATATAGATGCTCTGTACTACATCTACAACAAAGAAAAAATAGAACCGATAATGAAGCGACTGGATAGAATATATGAGTCGTTTATACCATTGCTGAGTGGTCGTGATACTGCCCCACTGAATATTAGCCACCGATCACCAATCCCTGAAGATAAAGTATTTAACCTAGAACAGCAATCTAAGGGCGTTAATGTTTGGCTAACTATCAATGAAGTAAGAGCCCAAAACGGACTAGAACCAATTGAGGGTGGTGAAGTATTGCAACCCAAGAATCAAATGACGCCAGTAATTGAAACTAAGGCATCTAAAAAGACCACTAAAGTTGTTATAAAAAAAAAGAAAGCCAAGCCAACTAAGGCTCAGATAATTAAACAAGACCAAGAAGATGGTGAGCAGTTTAGGCTAGAGCTAATCCGAGTGAGTGAATTATATGCCAAAAAGCTTAAACGAGAATTATCTAAACTAGCTAAAGCCCAAGAGACTAAAGTAATTGATAAAATCTCAGCCAGTGATAAGGCTTATGAAGAATGGCTATTTGAGATCAAAGAGGAAGCACTAATTATGGCTACAGCGATAACACCTCTATTATTAGAGCAGATGGAAGTCCAAGCTGAAGATGTAGTGAATTGGATAAGTGGAGAGCCATTTGTAATTGATAATGAATTAAGGAAAGTAACTGAGTCTCGGATACTGCGATTATCTGCTGATTATCAACTAGCTAATTATAACAAACTAGAATCTATTATCACTAAAGCAGTCGCAGATGGTCAGAGCCTAGCTAAGATTAAAAAAGCTATTGAGGGTGAGTATAAAAATATCAGTGGCTATAAAGCTGAGAGAATTGCCAGAACCGAATCACTAAAGACTGCCAATCGAACTGCATTAGAAGTCTATAAACAATCAGGATTTTCTAAAATGGTATGGCGAACAAATCCTGGAGCTTGTGAGTTTTGTTTAACCTTTGAGGGCAAAGAAATTGAGATAGGTGATACATTCGCTGGGCTTGGTGATGTGATAACTGGTAGTGATGGTAACCAATTAAAAGTAGATTATGAGAACGTAGATACACCAGACTTGCACCCTAACTGCACTTGCTATGCAGAACCAGTGGTGTGATATGGACGAGAAAACTTT